TTTAATTGTAGTGTAAGCCATTATAAATTTAATCCTTTGGTTGATAAAGCAGTATAACCTGTTGGAACATCATATTCAAATATTCCTATACCACTTGTGTTAGTTCCTGCACTAGCTACTGGTGTAGTTCCGAAGTAGCCATTGCCGAAGTTAATACTAAATTTAGAACTTAAACTACTTCCACCTTCTCCAACTGCAAAATGATAAAAACCTGAATCTGTATTAGCAGGTGCAGTTATTGAAAAACCATTAGTTCCTGCACTTGGGTCAGCACTAGCCATCCAAGTTCCATTTTTACTCCAATAAATTTTATTATTATCTAAATCTAATGCACAACCAACTATATCTCCATCAGTTGAATAACCTATTCCATAAGCTGTTGAACCATTATTATTAGATACATTTCCATTATCTTCTCTAATTCCATATTCATATGCACCTACTCCTAAATATTGTGAACTACTAGGAACTGTACCACCACTTGCAATACCTATTCTATTATAATGGTCATTGTTTGGATTACTTGGATGATTAACATTTTTAACTTCAAAATAATATTTTCCAGATGACATTCCTAAAGTTGATATTGCGTATTTGTAATCAGAAACTGAAGTAGTTACTGTTGTATTTCCATTTTCAAAAGTAAAATTATTTGAACCTGTAAATAAAGGATTCATAGTAGCAAAAACATTTGAAGGACAATCTTCAGTATTTGTTAATGTACCACCTGCAACTGTCCAGTTATTACCATTACCAGATTGGTCAGTAACACTATTACCATTTTTTAAAATAAAGAAACCATTAGTTCCATAAGTTACACTTGGAGAAGTATTAATTTTCCAAACACCATTAGCATCATATTCTCCAAATTCTGTAGGTGCATAAGATTGACCATCACAGAAATGAAAATGTGACATTGAACCATTAAAAGGTAAATCAGGTTCATTAAAAGCTAACGAACCAATAGTATGTTTTCTTGCTGTATTCATATATGTAGTTTCAAAATTTTGAGAAGGATAAGTATTATTATCTAAAGCAGTTTGTAATTCTCCATTGACATATAATCTTAATCTATCCGAAGCTGTTGCTTGTGTTGTATCAAATCTAACAACATGATGATACCAACCAGATAAATCTCTGTACTTAGCAGATGTTCTTACTATATATTGTGTGCCTCCATAATAACCACTAAAGTTTAATCTTCCAGTATGAATATATAAATCATCACTATTAGAACCATCTGCCGCCGCATCAAAAATTGCACCATCTGCTGTTGTACTTACATAACCCATTTTTACCCAATAAGAAATTGTAAAGGTTCTTCTATTGCCTGCTTGTGCAAATGTTCTTGTTAAATATGTTGATGCCATTAGTTAAACTGTGCTCCTCCTGTTGCACCAAATGATGATGTCAAACTAAAACTTCTGTCTGCTGTTTGACCTTCAGCATCTGTTGCTCTGATTGTAAAATTATAAGTTGTTGCTGTTGTAGAGCTACCACCAAAGTCAGTTGTTGTTATCACACCTGTTGAACTATTTAAAGAACAATTTGCTTGAGCAGCATTTGTTAATACATCTGTAGTTTCTGAGTAAGTAACAGCACTATCTGAAGTAGCTGATACTGTAGCAACTGTACCAGAAAAATCTCCAGCAATAGTTCCTAAATCTCCAGCAGCAGTATTCCAAGTTGGAGCATCTGATACTGTTAAAATATTTGTAGATGATATAACTGCATTACCATCTGGATTTTCAATTCTAATTTTGTATGTAGCATCAACAGATAAAGTAATTGTAACTGTTAATGATGTTGAGTTATTAAAGGTAACTGTACTTGCTGTGTACCAAATACCTGTTGAAGGATTTAAAAATTCTACTTGAGGAACTGATACAAAGTTTGCACCAGTTATTGTAATAGTTGCTTCTGTATTATCTATTGTGTCTGGAGATATAGATGAGATAGTTGGTTTAGTTTCTCCAACTGTTACACTTCCACCTAAAGCAACAGCACTACCATTAATTGTAATACTTGAATTAGTTAATTTAGCATTATCAATACTACCTGCTAAATCTGCATTAGCAACAGTTGCATCAACAATCTTATTACTAGTAACTGAATCAGTTGCTAGTTTACTATTTGATACAATACCGTCTGCTAAATCATCAGCCGTTAAAGCTGTAGCTGCAGGTTGTTTACCGACATATGCCATTTAATATTTCCTTATTAAGCTGAGATAGTATCTACAACACTTGTAATGATGTCAACTGAAGTTGCTGCAGAAGCATAAGCTTCAACTGAGTCTCCAGATTGTAAAACAACTTTAGAGCCACCATCAATTAATTCTAAAGAACCACCTGAAGGAATAGGTGCATCTTTAATAATATGATAAGTGTCGCTTCCATTTTTTACATAGACAGTTACATTCACAGAAGTACCAGAAGTGTTTGCACATCTAATACCAATGATTGCATCATCTGAATCTGCTGCTGTTCTTAAAACAGTTGGAGACCCTGATGAATTTGAAATGTCTTGTTGTAAATATCTTTCGAAATCTTGTGCCATAGAATTATCCTAATTATAACAATTATTTTAAAGTTTGTCAACTACAAGGCGATAGCCATTGCGACTGCAAATCCTGCTGAAGCTTTACCATCTAGTTGTGTTTGAACTGCACTTGTTACTCCATTTAAGTAACTTAATTCAGTATTATCTACCGAACCATCTCCTACTAAATTAGCATTTAATCTATTAGAAGCATCAATAGTAGCTTGTTTGCTATCTATTTGAGTTTGAATAGCTGAAGTTACACCATTCAAATATTGAAATTCTGTATTGTCTACTGAGCCATCTGCAATCTTAGTTGCATCTACTCCAGCAGATAATGTAGCTACACCAGTATTATTAATTGTAACTGCACCAGAGATAGCTTGGTTTTCCCATTTAGTAGCTGTGCTATCATAAACTAAGAAGTCAGCATCTGAAACTGAAGTAATATCTACATCATTCATTTCAGCTAATTCATTTTCAACTGCTACTGCATTTGTAACAAATTCTGTTGTAGCAACTTTAGTTGAACTATCTCCTGTTGTAGGAGTTGGTGCTGAAACTGTACCTGTAAATGTTGGAGAAGCTAAAGGTGCTTTAAGTGTATCTAAACTTGTAAGTTGAGTTTGTATATTACTTGTTACACCATCTAAGTATCCAAATTCTGTATTTGATATTGAACCATCGTGAATCTTAGTTGCATCAATTGCAGCACTAGCATTAATATCTGCATTAACAATTACACCTGAACTAATTGCAGCAACACCTGTATCAGCAATTGTTATATCACCTGATACTACATTGTCAATCCATTTAGATGAAGTTGTATCATAAAATAATAATGAACCATCAGAAGGACTTGTAATGTTAACATCAGTTAATTCATCTAATTCATTTGATGAAGTTACTTGTGAATCTACATAAGTCTTAATAGCTTTTGCTGAAGCAAGAGTATCATCACTAGCAGAGACACTTGTTAAATCTGTATCTAAAACTCCTGAAGCTAAATCTGCAACTTCAAGATTTGTAATACTATTACCAGTACCATTAGCATCAATAGTTTTATTTGTTAATGTATCAGTAGTTGCTCTACCTACTAATGTGTCTGTTGATGTTGGAAGAGTAATAGTTCCAGTATTTGAGATTGAAGAAATTACTGGAGTTGTTAAAGTTTTATTTTCTAAAGTTTGAGTATCAGTTAGTGTTGCAACTGATGAATCTATATTTAAAGTTATTGTTTGAGCAGAACCTACACTATCAATACCTGTTCCACCAGCAATAGTTAAAGATTGTGAATCTAAATCAATTGATTGAGCACCACCAGTATCACCTTCAAAATCTAAATCACTAGCTGTAACTTGTGCATCAACATATGTTTTAATTGCTTTAGCACTAGCTAATGTATCATCACTTGCTGATACTGAAGTTAAATCTGTATCTACATCTGTAATAGCTGTAGCTGAACCAATAACTAATGAATCTAAATTTACTGTACCATCAAAGTATGCATCTTTAAATTCTAAAGATGATGTACCTAAATCAATATCATTATCTAAAGCTGGAACAATTGCACCATCTATAATTTTAAATTGTTCAGCTGCTACCGAACTTACATTAATAGAAAATTCTATTTCATTATTTGAAGTATCAATAGATACTTTGTTAAGAGGAGTTGTTAATCCTGCATCTCCAATTAAAGCTATAACAGGTCCTTCAGCAGCAGTACCATCATGTTTGTGTCCTGTTGAATTATTAAATGCTGCTAATAGTTGATTGTATTCATTATTAAATAATGATGCCGATATAGTATCACCATCAATAAATGAACTCTGTCTAATGTATCCTGCCATATTATCTTCTTCCTCCTGCTATGAATGAAACAAACATTCCATTTACTGAATATGGAGCATTAGTATCATTACTAAAAAATTTAAAATTATTTGAAAATCCACTACCTGTAATTAAAATACTTTTACTAGGTAAACTTGATGCTCCAAATACTGCTGTACCAAAAACTGCTGAACCAAATAATGATGCAGAACTTAAATTACCTACATTAAAATTTCCAGGTTGTGGAACTTCTGAACTATCAAAATCATATCTTACTCTTAATAGTAAATCGTTTTGTGTTCCTTCAGGTTCAATATTAGCTTTTACTTTGTATAAACTTTTTCTTAAACCATTATCACCATAGTCCATATCTGGTGTTTGAAATTCTGCGTCAACATTATTACCGTCAAAACTATTTCCAGTATCATGTTGATAGATGTAACCAGATTCATCAGCATGATAAATAACTTCTGTACCTGAATTATCTAAAGCTGATGTACAAAATTTTACAGGTAAACCTTTTGTTTGACTCCATTCAAAAGCAGGTACACCATCTGAACTATATTTAAATGTTCCTATGATTCCTCTTTGTCCTGAATCAGCTTGACCAGATTGATAATAAAATAATCTGTATTGACTTCGTTCTCTAATAACAATACTTGATAAAGTATAATTACCAATGTTATCTAATAAGTCATTAATTAATGGTAATATTTTTCTAGAGATAGAACTTAATTCTACGTCATCAATTCTAGCAGTACCAGCAACTGTTCTTAATCCATCAGGTGCTAGAAAAATTAAATCTCCACCTATCTCCTGAATTGAGTTGCCATTTACACAACCAATGTTTTTAGTTACTGATTTAATTATAGGAGTAGAATCAAGGTTTGTCAACTCATATATACTATTTTTACAAAATACTATAAGTGAATTTCTAAAGACTTTAATACCAGTAATTACATCACCAATATCAATAGAACCAGCAGATGCTCCTTCAAAATCCCAAGGTTTTAATCTAGTACTATAATGAAGTGTGCTAGGTTCATCATCACTTCCAGCAACAATTATTCTTTCTGCAAACTTTTCAATAAATTTACAACCTATTGGTGCTGACCTATCTAATTCTAAAAAATGATAACCATCAAAATCATATTGAAACTCAGCTACTTTATTTTGTCCATCAACAATATAAATAGAACCATTTTCACCTTCAGATTCAAAATTAATAAATTGAACATTAGATTGATTTGTTCTAGGTATTGTTGTTGCTGTAGCTAATTGAGCTGCAGTTGCACCTCCATGATAAAGTGTTAAACCATTTTGTGTTGCAGTTGGAGCTAAATCAATAGTTAATTCT